AATATTTGATAAAAAAATACCGTTAAGTAAAATCGCACAGAGAGCTAAAGTTAAATTAACTCTTGATGATTATAAAAAAAGGCTGTCGACTAAAACTAAATCTGGAAATAGTATGAGTAGAATGGCACATATGGAACTTGCAATACAAAATAACTTAAGTGTTAATTTGGGTGATGTTATTATGTATGTTAATAACGGAAATAAAGCTTCTCAGGGAGATGTTCAAAAGATGACTGTAAAACAAATAAAAGATACAAATGCTGTTAATTTATTTAACAATCCAAAATCTAAACCTATCACCGATGGTGTAATGGTTAATTGTTATATGTTAGATAAAGATATTTTGGATACAGACCCTAAGTTAACTGGAGACTATAATGTACCAAGAGCAATTGCAACATTTAACAAAAGAATTGAACCTTTAATGGTTGTTTTTAAAGATGAAGTTAGAAATGGATTAATTGTTAGTGACCCTGCCGAAAGAGGTATATTTACAACGTCCCAATGTGAACTTATAAATGGAAATCCATTAGACGAAGGTTCTCAAGATAGTTTAGAAGAAGTTATGACATTGTCTGACGGAGAAATATCTTATTGGGAAAAAAGAGGTCTTGATTCAAATTATATGTATAAATTGGCTGAAGAAGGTTGGGAAGATAAATTAAGATTGCTTCAACCCGTCTGAACTTAAAATATACCAACTACCTCCACAAAATCTAAATTCAACACAAGCATATCTGTCCAATAAAATCTCATCGTAGTCTTCATCAATTCTATTAACATCAGGCTTTATTGTTGTTCTAATCATTGATTTAACAACAATATGGTCTGTTGTTTTTGAGTTTAAAATAATTGTAGATTCTGATACTCCCATAGTTACAATACAATCTTCTCCATTTGTACTATATTCTAATTCGGAAATTAAAGATACTTCTGAAGTATTGATTACTTGTCCGTTAATAATTTTTTGTGATGGTATTGTTCTTATTATTGCCATAAATAATTATATTACATATATTTGTCTTGGGAAAGCCCTAAACTTCATTTGTTTATTTAAATTTTCTGCAATTAAAGCTTCTTTTTCCATTTGTTTTTCAGGCCTTAATCTCTCAAGTCGTAATTTTAATTCTTCTTCTAGTTTTGTTTTTTCATCTTTTCCTTCTGTTAAAAGACTGGTATAATCCATTATAATTTCGGAATCAGGTGTTTTTAAGTTACCACTATATTTTCCTCTAACTCTACCTAGTGTTTCTTTAACGTATGCGGTAAACCATCTTCTCACCCATTGTTGTGCTGGTACATTTAAATCAACCCAATTTAATTCTTCAAGAGGAACATCAGAAGGTAATTTTATTACATCTTTATTTTGTTTTAAACATGCCGCTCTATCATCAGGTCCTACATCATAATACCAATACCAAACAGCCTTTCCTACATACATGCTATAATTATTCCAATTAAATCTTCCTCCCGGTGTATTATATAACATAACATTTTTCTTACCATCGGGTAGTCCTGTTACTCTATATGTTAATGAACCACCTAGTATTCTGTTAAGAATATTGGCCTCTTGCATTCTTATTAAATAATCAAATCCTGACATCATATAATAAGAACCTTGATTACCCATTTGAGCAAATCCTGCTTGGTCACCACCAAGTCCTATACCACCACCAACACCAGCAAACCCACCCAAACCAAATGCGGTCCAAGCCTGATTACTAAACCAAAGAAGTTCATTTATTTCTCTACCCGCAGGTATCTCGTAATTCTGTGTGTTGGCACTTAATACAAAATAATCCTTTTTTAAAACCCATGGACCCATTGTTTGTAAACCAACAATTTTTGAATATGAATAAGCAAATTGTTGTTCAAAATCCATAGTTCTTGTTATCAATGCATTTGCCACGGATTTTTCAGACATATTTAAATTAACTAAGTTAACCCACTGACTTTCTATCAACCAATCTAAAGTATATTGTTCATAGTCTTGAATAGAAAGTTCCATTAAAGAATCCATCATTTCATCTTCAATTTCAACACTTCTTAATGGAGCCCCCAATAAATGTCTAACTCTTGTATATATTTTCGACCTTTCTGGTTCTGGTATTACAGGCATATCTTTTTTTATAATAAATATCATCAATAATGTTCTATTTCACATATTGACTATGACATATAATTATTGCCTTAACTCATTAATTCTTTGTAATATTTCTTCAGCTGCGTTGGCGGAGTTTTGATTATCTCCCATCACTGTGGCAATTACTTGTTTTTTATTATTTAATATGTCATATATGACACCTTCAATTGTGTTTTCAAATATTGGGTAGTAAACCAAAACATTATTTTTTTGACCGTATCTATAACTACGGTCTTCTGCTTGTGAGTGGTCTGAAGGTAAAAAAGATAAATCATTCATTATGACAGCTTCAGCGGCGGTTAGTGTAATACCAACACCTGCAGCTTTAATATTACCAACAAATACTTTTATTTTTTCATTTTCTTGAAATTGGTCGACGCTGTTTTGTTTTTCTATTTTTGACATTGTCCCATTTAACTTAACGGCAATTTTACCAAAGTGTTGGGTTATCTTTTCTAAAGATTCTGTAAAGTTGCAAAATACAATCACTTTTTTTCCTTGTTCAATAATATTTTCAGCCAATTCAATTGTCTGTTCTATTTTTTCATTTGCAATTATTTGTCGTATTTTTGTAAGTTTTGTAAACTGAATTGTTAATGATTTTGATTCTTCGGGATTTTTATCATACCAATCATAATATTCACCCATAACTTCTTCATATTCTTTAGATTTTAATCTAAGATAGATTGGTGTGATTATTTTTTCGGGTAAATCAAGAACATCTTCTTTTAATCTTCTTAAGATTGTTGGAGCTGTCCTATCTCTTAATTCTTCCAAATTCGATGCTCCGACAACATTCCAAACTTTTCTACCCCCGACATTAAATTGATATCCTTGGCAATATCTAATGGCATATGCCATCCAATTTTTTGCGGTGGGAGAATCAACCAAACTTAATAAATTAAAATAATCAATAGGTCTAGATGTCATCGGTGTACCAGATAGTAACCACAACCTATCAATATTTTTTACAAAATCATTAATTAGTTTTGTTCTTTGTGCTGTAACATTTTTGATATAGTGTGCTTCATCAATAATAACCAAATCAAAATTGGCTCTAACAATTTCTGACTTATCTTTCTTTTTAATTTCATGGAAGTTTTTTATTATGTCGTAATTTATAATAACAAAATCGTGTTCCGTACTAAAGTTTTTACCTTCGGAAATAAACACCGACTTATCTGTATAATTTTCAATCTCTCTTTTCCAATTTATTTTTAAAGTTGCCGGACAAATTATCAAAACTTTTTTTACACCAGACTCTAAAGCGGCAATAATCGTACTGGTGGTTTTTCCAAGACCCATATCATCGGCCAAAATAAATTTTTTATTTTCAACTAACTTTTGAATCGCTTCTTTTTGATGTGGTAATGGAGGACGATTTGAATATTTGTCATAATTAATAACAACATCTTTTACTGTGTTGTCTTTAATAATTGAAACCTTTGGTAACCAAAAATCGTGAAGTTGTTCTGTTTCAAAAACTTTTCCCCAAACATGGTAAGCCTTTTCTTTATCAGCCAATAATTTTTCAATCCAAACTTTTTCAGGTATTTGTGTATATAATTTATCGTCCGCCAATTTTTGCGCAAAATATGTATCTAATATTACCCACTTTTTTGCAATCTTTGGGGGTTTGTCATGGAAGTTAATTATATATTCAGATTGACTTCTTGTTGGATAAAACTTTTTATTGATTTGAGATTTTCTTTTTAATTCAAAAATATAGTTATTACCTCCATCATATGTTTCAAGGATGGACATCGCTTTTGATTCTAAAGATTTTGCAAATTCAGTCATTAAAAAATTACTCCGTTGTTATAATTTGTGAAAATCTCATCTCCCTCTTCGATATCATTTATTGAATAAAAAACAAAAATACCTTCTTCATTTTTTGTATACCAATCAGCATTTGCATTTTTAGAATGGTTATAATATGAACCATACCCCATTACAAGGGCATGTGTTGTCCACATTTCACCTTTTGGAAAACAGAATGCGTAGTTTGAAAAAACGGGAATTTTTTCCTCCTTTGTTTGTGGAAAAGGTAAGAAAGAACATTCTTCTAATACCTCCCCTTTGATTATTTTTGATGACGCAAAAACCCCAAGACCATGTATTGGACTTTTCCTCAACACTATTTTAGTTGGTGGTTTGATAAACATTTGGAGTAAATATAATTAATAATAAAGTATTTATCAATAAGGAAAAAATAAACATAATATGCAAAAATTAGTTCCAGTAACACGTCTCGGTAAATTCTTTGGTGATGAAGATTATAATTTAGATATTAATATGGGTGAAGAATGGTTATTGGGAGATATGAATTTTACAATAATATTGTATCGTGTTGATAGGTATAAAACAAAAACGGATGATGTTTATGGTGAAGCATTAAAAGACGGAATTCAATTTTTGTCCCCTATTGAACTTAAGGGTTATGTTCAGATTATGGCTCCAACAAATCAAAAACTTGGAACCTCAAAAGTTCAACAAGATGAGCCAGGAAATTTAAGATTCTCTATTTATCAACAAACTCTTAGTGAAATGGATGTTGATATTCAGTTTGGAGATTATATCGGATATTATGAAAATGAGAAAAAAGTAAGATACTATAGTGTGTCTGATGATGGTAGGGTGGTTTCAGATAATAAACATACGTACGGGGGAGTCCGTCCTTTTTATAGAACGGTTATTGCAACTCCTGTAAATGAAAACGAATTTAGAGGAATATAAAATATTATGAAAATTGTTATTAACGAATCTCAATTTGATTCTTTATTTATAGGTAAAAAAGTTATGGTTTATTATAATTTACATAAACATACTTTTTCAGTAACATATGACGGTAAAGTTATTATGCATGCCGATTATGTTAAACTTGGTGATGTTGAATTTAGAGTTAGACAAGGGGGTAAGGAAAAAGTTAGGAGTGAAAAAAGTAAAAATGTTCACGCATTTGTAATAGGTAAATTATTAGATTATTGTGAATTTCCTTGTGATGATTTACCTCTAAAACCATTTGGAAAAGTTGTAACATACAATCCTTATATGTTTGATACTTTTGTATATAAAGATAGTGAAGAACCAGTTTATTCTGCAAATGAAGTTAATATGATAAATTCTAAAGATAAAATATTTGTAACAAAAAAATAATTATGGGGTTTCCAAAACAAATAAAAAAAACATTACCGTTAGTTCCAAAAAAAGAACTATCTGAACGCAGACATCAATTATTGGAATACATTAATAAAGATGGGACGTATCTACCTAAATCAGTATTACATGCAGATTTGGATAGAGGTATGTTAGATTTTGTTAAAGAAGAATTAAAAGTTGTGAGTGAAGGTGCTGTTGTACCTATGATTGATATTATGATTACAACACAAAACTGGTCTCAGTTTGCAGAAACAGGAACTTTTCAAGATAACGATTTAAACGTTAAACTTCCGTTCATTACTGTTGTTAGAATGCCTGAAGTAAAATACGGAACAAATCCATCATTACAATATACAATACCAAATAGAAAACAATTTTATTACGCATCAGTTCCAACTTGGGACGGAAACAGACAAGGTATGGATATATACACAATACCACAACCCGTACCTGTAGACATTAACTATAGTGTAAAAATTATTTGTAATAGAATGAGAGAATTAAATCAACTAAACAAAGTTGTTTTACAAAAATTTTCTTCGAGACAAGCATACACTTTTATTAAAGGACAATATGTTCCAATAATAATGAATAATATTTCTGACGAGTCTGTTATGGATTTGGATAAAAGAAAATATTATATACAAAATTATGATTTCACAATGTTGGGTTATCTAATCGACGAAGAAGAGTTTCAAGTTAAACCAGCTATTTCAAGGGTGGTTCAATTATTTGAACTCGATACAAGTCTTTTAAGAAAGAAACCTTCAAGGTTCCCTGAAAATCCTGATGAATTTAAATTAGACTTTTTATTCGTTGTTGATAATAATACATTAAGTGATATTATAGATTTTACGGCAAATATGAATTTAGTATCGACAGATAATGTTGATTCTTTTGACGTTTATATAAACAACAATTACTACGGTAGTTACGTTGAAATAATTCAAATTACAACAAACGATATTTTAAGAATTGAAGTCACTAAAAATGATGATACAAAAGATGCTACAATTGTTTATAATTGTAAGTTAGTTTAATTCTCACCATAGATATCTTTTTTCTCTTTACACTTTTCAAAAATTAAATTTTCCAAAAATTTATAAATCTTAATACCCCTCTTGTCACAGTATTTTTTTAACACATCATGTGACTCTGGTGATATTTTAATGTTCTTTATTTCCTTCTTTGTTTTCATAGGTAGAAAAAAGGCAGAATTAATTCTCACCATTTACAAATATATATTTAAAAGTCAAGTTTTTTCACATTCTATTGAATATTTATCATTAAAATAAATCCATAATAGAATTATTAAATAATGGCAACAGCACAAGCAAATCAAAAAGTATATGTATCACCAGGCGTATACACTTCTGAGACAGATTTATCATTTGTAGCTCAAAGTGTCGGTGTTACTACGTTAGGTTTAGTAGGGGAAACTATAAAAGGTCCTGCATTCGAACCAATCTTTATCACTAATTACAATGAATTCCAAGCTTACTTTGGGGGTACAGAACCCATTAAGTTTGTGAATACTCAAATCCCTAAATACGAAGCGGCTTATATTGCCAAATCTTATTTACAACAATCAAATCAATTATTTGTAACCAGGGTTTTAGGATTATCTGGTTATGACGATGGTCCTTCGTGGAGTCTTAGTTTGATTGCTAATGTTGACCCAACAACAATTGATATTGATTCTGTAATATCTGTGGATACTTGGACAGCAAATTTTACAGGTAATTCATCGGCAAATACGTTATCATTCACAACTACTTTACCTAATGAAATTTTAGTTAACTTAAACAAACAATATAGATTATCTGATGGTAGTGTATCGACACTATCTCAAGATTTTACTAATATAATTAATTCTATCTACGATAGTCCTCAAACATCAGCAACAACTGTTGTTATGTATGGTGCAATACCTGAAGACGATTATACTGGACTTACAGCAACATATTCCGCAATTACTAATGTTTATGGATGTGATACAAATGATTTGGCAACAAATGATTTAACCGCATCTTCTAATGACCCTTGGCTTTACGCTAATTTTGACATTACAAGTGGTAATGATTATACAGGATATTCTTTTGATTACGTTGTAACATCTTTAGTTTCTGGAGCATCAAATACTTTTACAGGTACAACATCAGGAGCTACATATTCTTTCACAGGAACAGCATATAGTAATTTTAATAATATGGTTGTTTCAACACTTCGTTCAAGAGGTATATCGTTATATTCTAATAATGCTAGCAGTGTTGACCATGGACCTGTTTATGAGGTTAGTGGATTGACTGATTTACAATTAGTTTGTAGTGGTCAGTATTCAGGTATAACTCAAAACCCATATGCAACATTTTTACTTTCAGGTATTACTAACGATAGTAAAACTTTCTCATTTGAAGTTTCAATGTTAGCCTCTTCTTCAAAATATATTACAAAGGTTCTTGGTATTGATAACTTTGGTAAAAACAGAACTCAGGTTCCCATTTTTGTTGAGGAGTATTATCAAGCAACATTAAATTATGCTTATAACAAAGGTTATATTCGTGGTTTAAAATGTGACTTAATTGCTCTTCCAGATGCAAGAAGTCAAAACCCTTCATCTATTGCTTGGAATTTAGAAAAATATCAATCACCAGAAACTCCTTTCTTAGTTTCAGAATTAAGAGGTAATAAAGTTTATAGATTATTTAAATTTATTTCAATATCTGATGGAGCTGCGGCAAATACAGAAATTAAAGTTTCAATCGCAAATTTATCATTTAATAATATGACGTTTGATGTATTAGTTAGAAATTTCTACGACACAGATGCAAATCCTATTGTCATTGAAAAGTTCACAAATTGTACAATGGACCCAGGTTTAAATAGTTTTGTAGCTAAAAAGATAGGCTCTTCTAATGGTGAATTTGCATTAATTTCAAAATACATTATGTTGGAAATGGCAGATGATTATCCTGTAGATGCTCTTCCTTGTGGATTTTATGGGTATACTCAAAGAGAATATGAGAGTGTTGATAATCCATCCCCATACCCTGTATATAAAACAAAATATTATTATCCTGGTGAAGTAGTATTCGACCCTCCATTCGGAACAAGTTCAGGAGGTTCTAATGCTGTTGAATCTGGAGGTGATATTGTTAGAAGAACTTATTTAGGTTTCTCAAGTCAACTTGGAATCGATGAGTCTTTCTTAGAATATAAAGGTAAACAAAACCCTGTAGTTGGGTGGGAAACTGCAACTGATTCTGCGCCATGGAATTACTTAAGTAAAGGATTCCATATGGACTCAGGAGCTACTGTAGTTTCAATTTCAAGTTCTGAATTATTAACAAGTGGTGAAACTGCTTTTGAGTGTGGAGTTGCAGATTTTAGATTTGACCCAGAAACTCAAGAAAATCCTTATTATTTTATTTACTCAAGAAAATATACAATATGTTTTGCTGGTGGATTT